AGTTGACACCATACCTAAATAGCCTCATATATCCGGTATTGATAGGGATATCGAACTCGTGTCCGCATTTACGGCACTTGCAGTGGAACTGCCTATCGTCATAGGACAGTATATAGCACTGGTCTTGCAAGAATTTCTGGTACTTGTCTATTGTCTTCTTGTATACGGTCTGTCTAGCCTTGTCCGGATTGACGAAGTTCGGCACTCCATAGCGTTCAGTTTTCGTGATGGCGGACTGCTTGGAATTGTTGAAGAACGGGTCGTCGTACTTCAGTTGTTTTGTAGCCGCAGCCTGTTCCTTATTGACGTAGTTAGGGTCTCCATATTTTACGGACTTGGTGGCTTTACGCTTTTCTGGATTGTTATAGCCAGCCTTACCATACCATTGTTTCTTGGTAGCCTTGATCCGTGCGCCGTTGACGTAATTCTTGTCACCGTAACGAGTTTCCTTGGTGCGGTCGATCTGGTCGTGGTTATTAAAGTTTTCGTCACCATGCAGCACTAGGTTAGTAGCCTTTCGCTTGGATACCGTATCTTTATCGTTTGCTGTGCATTTCTTGGAGCAGTGTTCATAGTATCCACGGTTGAGACGTCCTGAGAACTTGGTAGGTGAGCCGCATAGCTTGCAGATGCCGTCATCTGGTTTCCTTAGGAACTTGTCATAGTATTCTTGGAGAGATACATCCTTGTGGTCTCTGGACAGATGATGCGACAGGCCAGCATAGGTATTATGCTGCTTATTGCAGAGTCCACAGGTTGTCAAGTAAATCAAGTCCATGATGAAAATATACCATAAAACCGATAAACTGTAAAGATATTGCAGAACGTGATGAGCAAAATGAATTAAAAAAGGTGGTATGGCACCACCTTTCCGTTACATACCGGGCATCGGAGGCATTCCGCCGCCTTCGTCAGGCGCTCCACCACCTTCGCCTCCACCTTCATCGCCGACAGTTTCGCCAGCTTCCTCGTCCTTTTCTTCCTTGCACCACGCCTTGTTGAGCGTATACTGCTCGTCGTTAAGACGGAGACCCCAGCGGAGAGCAGCTTGCTTGGACAGTGCGCCGTTCGGATTTTCCTTGGAAGACACGTGCTTCATCATAGAATCGAACACGGCGAGCTTCGTCGTCCACACTTCGGAGTCGATGAAGTTCTGGAAGCCGTTTGACTTCTTGAAACGGACGGTATAGTATTCCTGAAGCTTGATGGAGTCGTCAATGGTATTGTCAGTGTTCAGCACCATTACGAAAAGACGGATCAAGATTGTCTCGAACGGAGTCTGGTAACGCTGGACGAGCCGAGCGAACGAGACTTCTGCCTGAGTGACTTCACCGATCTTACCTTGTGAGTAGTTCTGCGAGTCTCCAGCCAAAGCCGTGATACGGCCCGGAGGAACCATCAAGGAGTTCACCAAGTTACGCTTGAAGAACTTCAAGTCATCGATGTTTCCAAGCTCGGCACCGCCTTGCATACGTTCGATACTAGAACCAGTACGACCGTTACCCACACCGATGATAAAGTGTTCAGTCAAACCAGGTGACGTACCGAAGTTGGTCACTTCACCAGTCATGGAGTTATAATCGAGACGACGAGAGAACATCTTGGCTTGGTCTTTCATGAACTTTTCGGCAGTAGCCTTGGTCATACCAGACACGTCAACCTTGAGGACGAGTTTTTCAGAGCCCCACAATACACGGTACATCACGACAGAGTCTTCGATCGTATTCAACTGGTTGTACGGCTTCATGGCCGGTTCCAAGATGGAACGAGGGTCATTGACGCCGCCGGGGCCAGTCATACCGAGGGAAGCATAAAGAATCTGATTCGGGGAGAAGTCGATATAGTTCTTGCCATTATTCTGGGAAGCGAGCGTACCAGTGAGCATCTGACGGTAGCCGATGATCAAGTTGTCTTGGACAACGATAATCATGTGCTCTTCCGGCAGCATGTTCACGCCTTCAATCTTTCCAGTATTCGGATCGTAAAGCACTTCGAAGAAGATACGGCCACGAGTCAATAGGTACTTCATGTACTCCCATCCGTCTTGATGGAACTTCATGATACGACGAAGTACGTCCTGATGGAAAATCTTTCCGAGTTTCTTTCGAACCGGTTCACCAATAGAGGCGTCGTGGTCGATGTCAAGGGAGCAGATTTCGTCCACGTCATCCTTGTACACGCCTTCATTACAGATCTGTATTAAGGATTCGTTCACTTCTGAACGAGACGCGACAGTATCGTACTTACGAGCACGTTCCTGGTTTTTCTTCCAGTATAGTTGCGCTTGGTTCTCGGCAATAGCATTCTGGATCTTGTCCGGATCGATTTTAGTCGAGCCGCTGATGCCGAGGGCTGGCATGTACATGCTGAAGCCGTCAACAGCGGAACCGTCCGGAGACAGCATCTGGTTGACACCCTGACCAACCACGTTTCGAGAAGCACGGATCTGGCGAATCACGTCGCCACGGTTAAACACTCGGTCGAATATGGCACCACGCTCGTTAGCGGCACCATAGTCACGTACATGGCTCAATAGCCTGGTGGCAATATTGTCATGTTCTTCATTCTTCTTTACTAGCATACGGCTACCTTCACCACTGTAAAATTACACCATTATAGTCAATGGTAAACTTCGGAGACCGGGAGGCCACATAGAACTCCCTCAAGTCATCATTCTTGATGTTCTTTGACAACAGGCGCTTATTCATAGTGGCGCACGCCGCTATGTACATGAAATCGTCTGCGTCCACCTTGAAGCATGGGACGCCATTGAACATCTTGCGCTTACCCGGCATATGTCGACAGTGTCCTCCAAGATTTTGCTTCGTTCAACACATTGTTCAAGTCATTGTTAAAAATCGTATCGTTGGCAGTAACCAGAGCCTTTGCTATCCTTACCGCAAGCGCATAGCCTTCCGGCTTGACGTTGGCGTAGTCGATCACCTTGCCATTTTTCAGATAGTTCACGATATCAGCGTATGTTCCTACGGAACGGATATTGAACGTGGCCTCCGTAGCTGCCAAAACGTCGTGGTCAAACGTATCAGCCATCATGGTCTCACGCTGTACAGTACCGTTGTTGATAATGCAGAACATGAGGAACTGCGCACAAGTGAACGCACGCTGCAGACGCTGTTCCATTGTCATGCCGGGTTCATCGGAGTTTGGTTGCATCTTTCCTTCGCCACGGTTCTCTGGAGGCAGATATGAAATCTCTTCCACTAGTCCGATCACCTTTCGGTATACCGGAACATTCTTCACGAGATCCGTCTTGTTCATCAAGACAAGCGAGTCGATTCCGTCAAACACGTTAGGCAACGTATCGACGGACTGACCCATGGCGGACTTTATAAAGAACACCAGCTTATCAAGGTCCGTATATGCCCAAGTAGCATTGGGGTTGCCCTGGGCTGTCGGCGTTTCGGCACCTCGTTCATCGATGATCTTGCAGCCGTATGCGTCGGTCTGTTCGACCGGTTCACGGAGACGCTTCACCAAGTAGGCGTAAACTTGTCCATCAAATTCTTGTTTGGTCTGTTTGTACACTTCAGCCATAATTACTCCTATACCATAACTTGGTCATGCACATAGACCAAATCCCACGTATTCGGGTTTTTCAAATTTTCATCAAGAACCTTGCAGTCGACAGTCGGCGGAGTCGGTGTCGAACCAAAATCAGTCGGATGCTTATGATTGTCGTCTTGCCAAATAGCGATGTGGAACGCCGGGTCGGCAACCTTCGGGCCACCATATTCCTTCGGGCATAGGTATTCCTTCAAGTACCCTTCTTGATATGCGTCATAGCAAGCCACGTGGAACTTACGCATATCGGCATCGGAGCAATGATACTTTGCCTTAGTTCCGTTAGGTGCGACGTCGACAGCTTGAATCCGGTCAGGGGCATAGCCATGGTTAGATACGGGTATATCTTGGGCAGCAAATGATTCAATCTTACTAATCATTGCATTGAGCGTTTGTTTCTGTACTGCCGGGTCCTCTATAGCAAGGCACTGTCCATTATTGACCTTTTTCGAGTTTTCAAAGAAAATATTATTGACTTCACGTCCGGCCTTGGCGCGAGATGTCTTAGCCTTTCCGTTATTTTCCTGAAGTTCGTTAAACATTACCTGGCCTTGCTTTTCGTTACTACGATAGAGCGAGCTGATGTCGACACCAGGTATACCAGCTTTATAGCATAAGTACTTTAGCGTCTGTATGGTAACTTTAGACATAGTTCCTTCCACTTTACCTTGGAAGGAGTACTTGAAATTATTGTCACTTAGGGGCAATGTCGAGTTCTTGTTCTCGTATACCTTAATGGTAGCATTGACCAAGTCCTCGAATCCGCGTTTTTTCATTGCATTGGCTGACAATTCTGGCGGAATTAGAGTTTCACCGAACTTCATAGTCGGCAACCCGACATAGTTATATATA